AAAGAAACGAGTTAAACGAATGGGCAAGGACAAGAAACCTTGCCTATATTGTATACCTAAGTTCTACAAGCGAGAAAACTCCTAAAAGTATGAAGGCTTTTTGGAGTATTCCAGAATTAGACGAAACTGATATTGACGATGAAAGAGTGATGATAACTGAAGAACAACTGGCAAGGACACTTAAATTGTATGGAGCAAAATAATAAAAATGGCAGATATTTTAGATATAGAAATTAATATTGGTGCTAATACGGAAGATTTAGGTGCTGAACTACAAAAAGCCGAAAATTTACTTACTAAGTTACAATCAAAATTAAAGAAGTCAACTGATGTTGGTGAAATACAAAAGTTAAATACAAAGATAAGTAGTGTTGAAAGTTCAATTGGTCAATTAAATACAAGAATGAATGCTCTTGGTAGACCAACAAATGATGCTACCAATGCTTTATCAAACTTATCAAGAGTCGCACAAGATGCTCCTTATGGATTTATAGGTATTGCGAATAACTTAAACCCTTTATTAGAATCATTCCAAAGACTACAAACAAGAAGTGGAAGTGCAACTGAAGCATTAAAATCTATGGCTGCTGGTTTAGTTGGTCCAGCTGGTATAGGTCTTGCATTGGGTGTTGTATCTTCTTTAGCGGTTACATATAGTGATGAAATAGCTGCATTTTTTAATGGTCCAACTGAAAAGTTAAAGAAGTTTAGAGAAGAATTAAATAAGCTAAATCAAGACATTTATAAAATAGTTGGCGAAGCGCAATCTAATAGAACTATTGGTTTAAACTTAGTTAATATAGTTGCTGGTGGAACACCTGCTAAACAAGAAGAAGCACTTAAAAGGTTAAAATCTTTATATGCAGATAATAAAGCTATTCAAGATGCAACAATTAAAACTGATAAGGCTTATTTAGTTCATTTAGTTAATGTTGCTGCAATACAAGAAGATGCTGCTGGTAAAGAAAAAAATACACAACAAATTTTATCTAATGCTTATGCTGAACGCAGAAAAATAGAAGCACAAAGAGAGGAAGATTTAAAAAATGCAAAAACAGAATTTGGTGGTAGTGCAGGTTACAATAAGAAAAAGGCAGATGCAGAAAGAGATAGAATAAATAGAGGGTATAATCTTTTAATTACTGATTTAGACTCTGTAATTAATAAAGCTAAAATTAAAAATGCAGAATTACTTGATACTTTAACGAACATTGAAACTCCTTCTGGAGGAGGTGATATAAATAAACAACAGGAATCTGACTTGCAAATAATGGCAAAGTTAGAATTAGAAGCGACTGATAGATGGGTAGCTAAATTAAAGGCAAAACTTAAAGAATCTCAAGAGGTACTTAAAAATGAAAGAATAAAGTTATTTAGTTTACCATCAGAGACAAGAGAAGAAGATGATAAAAGAAAAAACTACTTTGAGAAACAAGCTAAAGACTTATTAGAAAAAACACAAAAAGAAGGCGGTTTTGGTGCTTATATGCAAGGCATATTTAAAAAGGATAAAAATCAACTTGATTCGGAAGTAGCGGAAAAGAAAAGAATAGAAGATTTAACACAATCTTATGCTCAATTTGCTCAAACATTATCAAGCAATGTAACTAATGCTTTATTTGGAATGTACGATGCTATGCAACAAGGTGAAAATCCTTTAGAGGCTTTAGCAAATGCCTTTTTACAAATAGGTAAGAATATTGCTGCAATGGTAATACAAGCATTGATATTTGAAAAGATAATGAACGCATTCCCTGCATTGAAAGGTGCGTTTGCTGCATTAGGATTAGTAGGTAATGCTTTAAGTGGCGCAAGAGTGGCAGGTGCTATTGTTAACGGAGGTAATAATAATCCAAGTTTTAATCCAAGTGGAGTAGCTAACAATAACGCATCACAAGGTCAATTTGTATTAAAAGGTTCTGATTTGGTTTTGGCAACTCAAAGAGCAAACAATAACTTAAATATAAGACGAGGATACTAATGGCATACGAAATAAAATATAGAATCACGGCAGCAACTAAATCGGATGTTACAAGTGTAGTGAATATTTATGAGGATGGTTATGATGGGGAAATAATAGAATATCCTTGTATAAGTTTACAATTACAATACATACCAAGAAGCGATGATGCTTTTGAGCCTATTTATGTTAGTCAATTAAGTGTGGCAATAGATGTTACTGACAATGTAGAAGATATGCCTGACTTTACTACATTAAATGATAGAAAGTATTTTGTTGAAGTATTAAGTGGAGAAAATGTTGATTTTATAGGATGGGTATTAAGCGATAACGTTCAGTATGTTTTTTCAACAGGTCGCAAAGATTTGTATTTCAACGCTATTGATGGATTAGGTATGTTAGAAACAATACCATTGCCATTAAGTGATGAAACTGAATTAATATATGTAGAAAGTGCAAAAGACTTAATATCAATTGCATTAGGGCAAATAGGTTACCCAATAGATTATAAGATTATAAGTGGAGTTAGTTTTTATTCAGAAGATATGGATAATAGAACTGATGACCCAGCTGCTGATGGTTTGGCTCAATCTTATATTAATTATGCAACTTTTATTAATGATAATCAAACTGCAACAAATTGTCTTGATGTATTAACAAGAATTGCAAAATCATTTGGTTCGAGATTATTTCAAGCTAAAGGAAACTTTTACATAGTTCCTTTAACACAATTTGCACAAGATTCATATTATGCAACTATTTATAATAGTGATGGTACTATATTCGATGACATAATTATAAGTGATAGAGAAGAAATACAAGGATTTGCAGCAAACACAAGCGGTTTATACTTTGTAGACAATAGCCAATTTAAGTTAATTAGAAAAGGTTACAATAAAGTTAGATTTAATAAAGTTGTTGAATATCCTAATAACTACATTACAAACTGGAATCTAAAAACATTTACAGTAGTAAGTCCAACAGTAAGCAATGCTTTTTCTTGGTTAGCAAATAGAAATGGTGGAACTATTTATGTAAAATCACAAGCAGAGAAAAAATATAATGCTTGGTATATTGATTATCCAACTGCAAGTCCACATTTTTCATCAGTAACTGCTAACAACTTACCTTTTATAAACCCAAGTGAAGTAATAAAATTATCATTTGATTTTGCTACAATAGGAGCAGTATCTGGAACACCAGATGCTTTATTCCTTTTAAAGTTACAAGTGCAACCTGTTGGTGGAAATGCTTACTTTTTAAACCAAGATAAAAACTGGTCTATTGCAGTAAACCCAAATGACCCATATTATTATTTTCCTTATTGGGGTGCTTCTCCAGTAACAAATTTTACAATAGAAGCTGCACCTTGTCCTATTTTTGGTCAATTATATATGGAGATTATTATGTGTAGCAGTTCTTCTGGTTTTTGGAAAAGCACTGTTAAACAAGCTGAAATAAGCAACTTTAATATGAAAATAGATAGCTTCTTTAAAGAAGTTACAACTGAAAGTTATATAAATGATGTTGAGGAGTATGTTTTGGATATAGATTTACCAATGGGGTTCAATGACATTAACGAAGCTAAATATAACTATACAGGTTATATAAGCAAATCAGATGGTAGTATGTTATTAAATTGGTACAGACAAGAATTTCCAGATAAAACATATAGAAGCCTAAGTGAATTAATTGTTCAACAATATTCAAATTGTTTTAATAAGAACATTATAAACTTGGATGCTTCTTTTATGGGTATGGAAACAGATAATGGTAGATTTAGCGGTGCAATGAGAATAAATGCAACTGATTTAGACCCTGTTCAAATAAGTGTTACAAATAAAAAATACATAATAGGTAATTCAACAATAGATTTACCTAATGATGTTATAACGGCTACTTTATTAGATATTAATCCAAATAATGTAGAAACTACAATGACAACTGTTTATGATAGTAATCCATTATCAAGAGAATTAACTGGATTTGGACATCAAAGGTCTAATGGTTATCTAACTAAAGAAGCTGCTCTTGCTGGTCCTTTAACAAGCAACTTAGTTTACTTAGACCAAGTAGGAGTTCCTTCGGTTGGAGATTTCTTCTATCAAAGTGAGTTCCTAACTGTTGGATTTAATGGTGCGAATATTTGGTGGAGGGTTTTGGTTACGGATAGTTACTCACAAGCATATAGAATTAGCGGAGCAGGTGAAATATTAGAAACATACGGATAATTGATTAAATTTGTAATATGGCAGCAGTAATAGGAAATAACGTAATGCTTTATTGGCATAGGACAGATGTAGAACCAGAGGTTGACGTAGCTTTTGCGTGTAGTACAAATTGTACGTTTGATGTAAGTGTAGACCAAAAAGAGGTAACAAGCCAAACGAGTGCTTGGTTTAGAGAATATAAAAACGATGTGGCTACTTGGAATGTAACCTGTGATGGGTTGATTACTTTAAGTGGCTTTTCATATTTGTTTATGCTTGAAAAGCAGTTAGCAAGAGAGCCAATAGAGATTAAGTTTGTTGTTGATAATGGAGTTGATGGATTGGTTATTATTAACGGAACTTGTAATATATCAAGTTTAGCAATAAATGCTCCTTATAAAGATGTGGCTACATATAACGTGAGTTTACAAGGTAGCGGAGTATATGGAATAACAGGAACAACTGTTGACCCAGAAGGAGTTATTATAGTAGGTTCAAACCCTGTTAAAACAAAAGGTTACACGGCAACAGGTGGGGAAACATCAATTACATTTATTGACACGATAGGTTATTCTTGTCTTTATGTTTCAAGAGGTGGTGTCGATGCACAAAACATTTTAACAACAGGAACTGCAACAGGTGATGATGTTAAGTTTGTAAGTGCGACAGGGGTATTGACTTTTGGT